TTAGTTCTGGATATTGAGTTAATACATCTTCTGTAACACCTATATTGAGCAAAGCAACGGGAACTGGGTCACCATCATATTCAGGGATTTCATAGATTGAGGCTCTTTTCTCAAAATCCGCTTGATAATCCTCAGTAGTTGTTTTGCCAATAACTTGAGCTGTAGTATAGCTGCTTATAAGTAAAAATACAGCTAATAGCTTTTTAACCAAGGGTATCGAAGATGCCCCAAGTTGCGTTACGAAAAGTTGATGGATTAAATATAAGTTCGTATATTATACGTCCTAAGCCTGTTACAAATATAGCTCCTAATAAATGAGCCCAAGCTATTAAAAAATAATCCAAAATAGTTTGGCTTTCTAAGATAAACTCCTTATATTGAAGAAGTAAATTATTAATTGGTTTCATAATGTTTGTTGTTGTTTAAAGTTACTGATTAAATTTACTATTGGGAGATCGTAAGTTGTCGCTTACGGTCTCTTTTTTTACTGCGATTTTATTACCAATCTATCTTTTTCTTTCTTTTTTCAGTTTCAGATAGTTTGGGTTTGGGTTTAACATATACCTTCTTAACGACGGTATCTTTTTTCTGTTCCGGAATATTAATAATGACATTAGCTGGAGCTACTGGAGTAACTACTTCAGTTTCGACTTTTTCATCTTCTTCTCCTTTTAATAGTTTATTTATTAATAAACCTCCTGCGGTTGTAATAGCTAGAGTAATTACTCCAATAATAGCTTTTTTAATGTCTTCCATGGTTACCCTGCTAATTGTGATGGACTACATCCTACTCCATTAACTTCATTTATTTCAGTTATTGGTGTGTCAGGACATTGATCCAATCCATTCATTACTCCATCATAGTCGTAATCGGCTATGAATACTAACATTGCTATACCATCTGATATTTGAGCTACTTTATCTCTTAAAGCTGCTACTTGTTCGGCCGTAGCCGCTTCATCTAATATAGCTTGTACTTCAGCTAATTTTTCTTTAAGCTCCTGAAGTTTAACAAGAGCATCTTGTAATGCCTTATTATTTTCTTCTGCTGTAGCTAAAGCTTGAGTAGCTTGCTCGTTCATTGCTTCCAAATCACTAAGCATCTGAGCTACATCAACTCCCACCATCTCAGCTTCTAACTGAGCTAGTTTCTCTTCTAGACTTGCTAATCCATCTTCCATAGAAGGATTTGTGCAACCTAGTACTACAAAACCTATTACTGCGAATAATAGTTTTTTCATTACTTAATTACTAGTTTTACGTTATGTATTTCTTGTCCATCCTTGCCGATGGAAATGGTATAGTCACCATCTTGGAGTGCTCGTGTATAAAACTTTAACACATTATCTCCAGATTGAGCATTAATAATACTTTTAGAGGTTAGGTTTTTAAAGTAATCTCTTACTTCAATGGAATACTCTCCTGCTTCCAATACTTTTAAATTAAATTTACTTCCATCTGTTATATTAGATCCTTGGAATTTTAATCCTGTAGGTTCTTCTATAGACATATTATCAGCTAAGTTAGGACTTAGAGTTTGAAAATCTGAGTAGTCATCTTTAGCACAAGCTAAAAACAAAACGAATAACCAGAAGTAATACCATTTTTGAAAGTTGTAGCTCATTATTGTAAGTTTAAAATTAATCTATATCCATCTGTGTTAGCTGCATCAGTATTGAATATTGATACTAGTCCAACTGGTGAGGTTACATTACCAGAGAAATATACTTTAAATACATCTCCTGTTTCAATCTCACCTCCATTTTGTTCTATACTACCTAAGTTAACTCTTCCGTTAGCTTCAGAAGCAAAGTTAGTTACTGTGTTACCAGTATTGAATACTGCCTCATCAAAGGTTAGTACTGTATTATCATAATCTACTTTTAATTGAAGTGCTGTTACTTCAGTAGATAGTAATCTTAATGTAGCGACTACTCTTCCATCTTCTATTGCTGTAGACCATTCACCTTGTATTATTCCATCTGCTTTTTTAGCTTCCCTATATGAATATTTTGCAGTTAATGAGCTAGCAGCATTACCAGAAACCGCAGATGAATGGGATGCATTAGCATCTCCTAAGAACCCAAATTTAAACCATTCTGTATAAGATGAGTTACTAAAATCAACTGTAATAGGATGTACTACTGATGAATTAGGTTCAGTTACATTATTTTGAAACTTATATATTGACCAACTGTCATAATCAGCTTTTTTTATTGGTTTAAAAGAGTTATTAAATATACCAGTTCCATCATCAGGAATAATATCTACTGAACCCATTACGTGTCCTAATAGGTTATAAGCATCTTGAGGAGTTAAATCTCTATTATTATCTGAATCTACTGCACTATATTGTATACCAGTAGTAAATACATTTCCAGCATTACCATGCCCGTATTGACCTAACTCATTTAAGGTTAAAGTTACATCTGAGATAGTTATAACATTATCAAGTAAAGCTTCCCATTCTGTAGCATTATAAGATGTTACAAAGTCAAGAGTATAATTATCAGTTGTAGATGTAATATATTCTGTTACATTTATTTGACCACCTGAATCAAAATAAAGATTATTACTAACCGGAGTACCGTTCTTTTGAACTACTACTCCTACTTTAGTTACATCAAAGTTAGTATTAAAAGTTGCTTGAATATAGATATTTGAATCTAAATCTTCTAAAGGAATATGAGTTATAGACATAGTATCATATCCTCTTACTTTTCCTACTGGGAAAACATATTCAGTACCTGATGAGTTATCAGTTACTCTTGCCATTGTTATAATAATATTATCAGTATAGCTATGGTTGCTGCCCGCATCTTTTACTTTAAAATATAATGTAGCATAATTACCAGTAATACCCGATAAAGAAACTGCTTCAACATGATCTACTTCCCAACCAGCTACTTGTTGATATGATCCTCCTTGAGTAGACCATTGAGCCCATAAATCATTTAAATCATAATTAGGATTAGGAGACCATTTCATTCCATTACCACTCCAGTTTCCATTTGATGTCTGTGCATTAGCAGGAACATTAAATGTATAATCTACTCTTTGATAAGCATTTACATTATATTGTACATCAACGTGTACATAAGTTATAGATTTTTGACTTAAGTTATCTAACTGAAGTTTTACTATTATAGTGTCATTTACTTGAACTTTAGAGAGTTCTTTATTAGCATCCGCGGTAGTACCAGCATATACTAAATCAACATCTATCCCATCTCCAGAGGATGTTAATTGACCAAAGGTAAAGATAGGAAATAATAAAAACAAAATAATCTTCATGTGCTTATTCATTCCATATAAGTCCATTAGAAAATGTTTAATTTTGTTTAATAATTTTTTCATAGTTTTAATTTACTAATTAATTGTTCACATAATTTTTTCATAGCTGTTGATACATTTGCTTGAGAAAATTTTCCACCTTCATCAACAACTAAAGTAGATGTTGAAATAGATTTAGCCTGTCCTTTAGCATTTACAATTTTTTTCTTTTTTCCATTTTTATATAAAGTACCTCTAGCTATAATTTGATAAACTTCAACTTGTTTACCATATATAGCTAATTGTACATTATTTTTTTGAACATCAAAAAACAATATATCTACAGTAAGTTCTTGAGTGGAAGATGGGTTAAGATCATACCCAGCGTCTTGTACTACTTCTTCTAAGATATTTTTAACCCCAAATGCTAGATCTCTATTACCAGCTAATTTGCCTAATATAATTTTATTTTCTACTTTGCCTATATTAATTTCTTGACTATTGGCCAGAAACCCAACCAGGCAAGCTAGGGTTATTATCCATCTCATAATTACTGCGTTTTAGCAACAATTAGAAACCATTAAATAAAAAAACTTTTGTAAAACTCTTACGTGAAGAACGATTGTTGTTGTCAGTCATACATACGATAAAAGTAAGAAAAAGTATCATTTGGTATAATAATTTTTTCTTTGTATATTACTCTAATATGACTAATATATGTATAATAAATGACTCAATTACTTATGAAAAAAATAATTTTAATTATTACATTTTTATTTAGTATATCAACATTTGCTCATGAGTTAACAAAAAAAGAGAAAAGAGTAATCTATGAATATATTAATCTTCAATTAGAAAAGGGATTAATTACTCAAAAACAAGCTCAAAAAATGTGGGTAGAAGCAACTAAATGTTGCAGAGGCGAAGAATCCTCTTAACGGCATATTTATCCACTTTTACTGTATGATAGGGTATATTATGTTTATCTAAAATAGTTTTACATAATTCATCTATTTCAATTGATTGTTTTAAATCTTGAAAACGTTCCTTATCATTATAAATCGTATTTCCTCTTTCTAATAAAATGTTTATACTATCATATTGATTATGTAGATCAACTACTAAATCATGAAACGGCTGTCTATAGTACTCAGCCGGATACCCCTCTGTGTAGTAAGTATGATATATTGTAGAAAATAATATTGGTGAGTCAATTATTATATAATCTACTTTTCCATATGCCTGAGCTATTCCTCTATGTTGATTTGCAAATATGTAAAGTTGATCTTTAATTGCCGGGAGATTATTATCCCAAGCTATAGTTTTAGGAAATTCATATGGGTTGTTACAACTAATATGATTTTTTTTAAGTTTATAAGTTATTCCAGCAGCAATACCACTTTTTCCAATCCCAGGACCCCCAAATAAATTAATTAATGTGCTCATTTGTTTTCCAAAATACTTGTAGTAATACAATAATTGTAGCTAATAATAATATTACAGCTGTTTTTAAATTAATACCTTCTTTCATAAAGATATAGGTTAATATAGTAAAACTAAATATACCTGTTGCAAAACCTATTAATCTAGAAGGCCATAAATCCCCATCAAATGCTGCTACTATGTAAGTAGTCCCATAAATATACCCAGCGCCAACAGGCACTCCCATTAGTCCGGCAACAATTAAAGGATGTTCTTTTACCCAATCATTAATAAATTGTCCATTAGTTTGAAACCAAGATAAAGATTGAGCAAATAAAAAGAAAGCAGAACCTATTAACAACTCTTTAAGATTGTTCATTGTGTAAATATACTGTATAAGTAACCACAAATGCCAACGGCATTAAGTAGTGAAAGATTATACGATTTAGTTCTTTGGGTTTGAATTGTAAGTAAAGCTAGACCAACAGCTGATAGTATTTTACCTAATAAAAAATTTACGAAGAATGGTCCTATCATTAATAATCCTGTACCAATGTAAATTACGAATACTTTATATAATAATTCTTTATCCATATATTGAGTTTATTAAATTAGCTAATCTTATACCTGCTTGAAACAACCTATCTTTTACGATATAGAAGTTACTATAAAGATACGAATAAGAAAGGTTATCTCCAACTTTTACTTCAGAATAAACTTTTTTAACTAAGTGTTGAGATTCATTAGCCCAGCATACTGCATTACCTTGAGGAAAATCTACTTTTTGATATGATTGTAAGTAATCTGATAGTTCAGTATAACTCATTTTAAAGTCATCTATCATATTAGTATCCCATAATACGTGTAAGTTAGTATTTGTCTCTTCTGCTTTTCTACCTTTAAACTTTAACCTTATAGTACTTCCTCCATAATCTTCTTTTCTTCCTACATGTAAAGGTTGGTGAATATCACCTACTAAATGTACTAAAAACTTTAAATGAAAAACTCTTTCTTCTCTGCTAACCGAATTATCTTTTAAGACAGAAATACATTTTTCAATTGCTATAACTACATTTTCTTGAGTATGTTCTACTTCTTGATATTGTTTATCAAGTGGTAGATTAACATAATGCCATATTTTGTAATAATCGTAATCAGGATTAGATCTTATTTCATCAGCCCAAGTACTAACTGTTGCTAGTGTCTCTCCATCTAATAAATCCGTCACTATGGTAAGAGCTTCTGGAGTAAGATTATCTTGTGCTATTTGTCCTATAACTCTATGTCCTGTTTTACCCCAGTCTGCTTTAGCTGGAGATGGTATAAGAAGAAATACTATTATCATTATAACAATAAATCCCATTCCTAACCAATCTGCAAAATTTAATTTTTTCATTACATCATCATTTCTAATTTTAATCCCAAGTAAAGAGTGATTGATACTATTATTACTACTGTTATCCAATAGATAATCTTTTGAAAAGTAAAGTAAGGTGGAGTAGTTGCCCACCTCCATCTTTCATCACCTTTTGCTTGATTTCGTTTCCACATCTTGGTTTTTTCCAAAAGGTCAATTCCAAATTGTTTCATAAATAAAACACTTCCTACAATAAGTACGATAAGTATAGTTTCCCAATTCATACTTTTGATCCTATGAAAAATAACATTATAGTAATTATTGTAACCACACATGATACAGCGGCGCTTAAACCTATAACTAGAGTAATCATCATACCTTGGTATTTCTTATACTCATTTACATCAAAATTTTTCATAACATAATAAAAGGGGGCCGAAGCCCCCATTTAATTAAAATTTATATTTGAGAGAAACGTTCCAAGTTCTACCGAAGCCGAACCAAACACTATTTCTAACATCTATACCATTCCAAGTTACTGAATCAGCACCTGCATGTATATTACTATTAGACTCAGCTATATATGTTGTGTCTAATAAGTTATTTACATTCGCTCTCAATGACCATCCATTAGCAGCATAAAAAGTAGCTCCTAAGTCAACTAAACCGTAAGAAGGTAGTTTTAACGCACCATCATTATCTGGGTTAGTAAATGCTGAATCTGTAATAGAGTAATCAGCATATAATCCATCTACGAATCTGTAATCTAAATCAACTTTTACTTTAGAACCAATACCTTGATCGATACCTAGAAGTGCAGTGATTTGAGCTGCATCTCCTACTTTAGCTCCTTTAGTATAAAGTTTTCCAGTACCAATAGATACTTGATTTTCGTCAAATAACTCTGCTTCAAAATCTTTAGTGTAAGTCCAATCACCGATAGAGAACATTCCTCTAATCTTAGTTTTACCTACTTGATAAGTACCTTCACCTTCTATACCTTTATGAGTTACATCAATATTTCTAAATTGAGCAAATCCATCAACTCCTTGTTGATTAGATAAACTTCTAGAAACAAATCTATTACCCCAGTTAGTAGAATAAGCATTAACGTTTAATCTTAATTTTTTACCTATAAATCCATATCCAATCTCAAACGATTCGATTC